CGTATATAAGCCGGATGGCGTGATGGTTACGACGTTTGGCGAGGAATGACATGACAATCACCTATCACAAGGAACTAATCCAAGGCAGCGAGGAATGGGCGTCTGCAAGATGCGGGCTATTGACCGCGAGCGAAATGCACCTAATCATCACGCCTACGCTCAAAGTTGCATCAAATGACAAAGAGCGCAGCCACTTGTACGAGTTGCTGTCGCAGCGAATCACGCGGTACGTTGAGCCACACTACATCAGCGACGATATGCTGCGCGGACTGGATGATGAAGAAGATGCGCTGAAATTATACGCCAAGACATATGCGCCAATCCAGCGCGTCGGCTTCGTTACCAATGACAAATGGGGATTCACTATCGGGTACTCGCCGGATGCGCTTATAGGCGACGATGGCCAGGTTGAGTGCAAATCGCGCCGCGCAAAGTATCAGATACGCACCTTTATCGAGTACGTTGCCAATGGTCAGATTGACCCGGATTTTATGATCCAAGTACAGACAGGTCTCCTGGTGAGCGAGCGCAAATGGTGCGATCTTGTTTCGTATTGCGGCGGTTTGCCGATGGCCACGGTGCGCGTATTCCCAGACAAGAAAATACAAGATGCAATTCAAGAAGCGGCTAGTGCCTTTGAAGCGCGATTGACTGCCGCGCAAGAAAAATATACGGCGGTCATAGCATCGAAGGCGTTACTTATTCCTACTGAGCGGAAAATACGCGAGGAGATGGTCTGATGGTTATTACAAAAGAGCAGCAAAAGGAATTTGAGAACGTGGTGCGCCCTCTGATTGAATGGCTGAATGAAAATTGCCATCCGCATGTAAGTGTGTATGTGGACTGCACAAGCGCGGAACTCAGCGAAGGTATTTGCGCAACCGGCAAAATCCTCGATTACGTCAAGGATTAACATGAGCGACGACATGAAATCCGTCATTATCCCGAAGTCCGATCAACTCAATGCTGATGATCTGATCGCAGGAAACATCACCATCAAGATTACTGGCGTCACTATACGCGGCGGCCAAGAGCAGCCTATCAGTGTTCATTATGAAGGCGACAACGGCAAGCCGTACAAGCCCTGCAAGTCGATGTGCCGCGTGATGGTTACAGCCTGGGGGCCAGACTCCAAAAAGTACGTTGGACGCTCCATGACGCTATACCGCGATCCAAAGGTCAAATGGGCAGGCATGGACGTTGGTGGAATACGTATCAGCCATATGTCCGACATTGACGAAACAATGACGATGGCTCTAACCGTAACGCGGTCGAATCGCAAGCCGTTCACGGTAAAACCATTGTCCAAAGAATCCAGCGCAGCCCTCGAGCCGGTATCCGCAAGGACCGGTGCAGACCTTCATACTGCCTCCACTCAAGGCGCTGCCGCTGGACTAAATGCTGACGAAGCCTTACTAATAAAGGCGCAGGAGTTTGCCGAATGCGGAACAGCAAAATATGCCGCATGGTGGTCGGGCCTAACGAAAGAGGTTAGGCATTCAATCGGCACAGAACGTCATGCGAAATTCAAAGCAATAGCAGAAAAAGTGCCAGCATGAAGCTCATTCAATTAACACAAGGTTTTAATGCTATCGTTGATGATGACGATTTTGAATGGTTGTCTAAGTTCAAATGGTTTGCCAGCAAGCATAGAAATGTATGGTATGCCAAGAGAGCGACGTTGAAAAACGGTATGAAAACCAGCGTCTTTATGCATAGGCAAATTCTAAATGTTGCTCCAGGGTTATTGTGCGATCACAGAAATAACGATGGGCTTGACAACAGAAAACATAACTTGCGTGTCGCTAACCACTCGCAGAATACTTCTAATGCATCTTTTTTACCTAGAGGTACATTTCGTAACAAAAATAAATGGCGAGCGCAAATACAGATAGGAAGAATAAATTATCATCTAGGCGCATTTAACACAGAAGAAGAAGCGCACGAAGCATATAAGCGTAAGAAAATGGAAATTGCTGGAGACTTTAGCCCATTCTACAAAAAAGATTCGCTGGAGTTAACATGACCCGCGCCGAACTCCGCCGCCAAGCCAAAGCCACGCTCGCCCGGTGCTTCCCGATCGCGGCAGATTGGGCGCGGCTGAGTGCTGCTGCGCGGCGCGTTGCATGGGCGTCGGCGATGGAGCGGCCGGTGCAGGCAGCGCGTTGCTATGCCGCAATCGCAGCATCCTTGTTATCAGGATGTTCCGGATCGCTAGGAAATATAGAGTCTAATGACCCAACAGAGCGCGGATTATCTTATGTCGCATGCGCTATTGTAACGGCAGCAATAATCAGGGCATTCTTCAACAAATGAGCCAAAAATCCGCAATCCTAGCCGCCCTATACGCTGGCGAACGTCTGACCGTCCTGACCATGCTTGCGCGCTTCCACACTACGGCAGGGCAGCAACGGGTTAATGAGTGGCGACGTGCCGGGGTGCCGATCAAGGACGAGTGGACGAAGCTGTCTAGCGGGAAGCGGATTAAGACGTACTTTATTGAACCTCTTGACAAACAGGAATCGGCGGGGTTATGATTCTTTCCGCAATGTGTGCGCATTGTAGTAGTGATGAAGCCTCATTCTCATCATGCTTTCAGCCGAAAGGCAACGGTGCGCACACACCGGGGAAGCATGAGCAGACTGAGGCTTTTTGCGTTTCTGGTAGGGTGTTTAGTGGTGGTGAGATACGGGATTGGCCAACCGTGGAATGCCGACAGCAAGGATCAAGAGCACCCTTGCCACCACCACTAAGCGCCCTTTGCCGTACTCCGCACGATAGCAGGCGGGTTGTCGTCCCGGCCCGGAGTAAGAAAGCGATGCGCTCTACCGACAAGTCGGCGCAGCGAGGCTTAGAGACCGGCATTCGCACGAACAGGCTAAGGCACAACGAAGCGTCTAGTCCACGATACGGAAGCCTGGAAGAAGAAGGCTCTTGGAAATGAGGCGGCTAGAGGAAGGTCTAGTGCATGGCTTGTCTATTGGAGAATGATGATGAAATTACCGAAATTTTTACGATGCGCGCCATATAGCATTTGCAGGATTTGCAAAGTACATTTTGAGCCTGTTCCTGAACATGAGAGCGCATGGAATGATCTATGTGAACAGCACCGCCGCCCGCTGATTGACGAATATCGGCGCAAGGAGGCTGTGGCTGAATGGGCGCGTAAGCATTGGGTAAAGCTGGAACCTGTAATGCGCGAATTGGAAGAAAAAGAATACGAACAGCGCAAAGCAATGTTTGAGAATGCAATGCAAATTGGGAATTATCAGAAAGCAAAAATGACTGCGCAACAAGGTTCATTAAATTCAGGAAACTTCAACGAAATAATTAGAGGCGTATTTGGTCTTGGTATATGACCCGCCCGCCCTTCCTCCGCTTCTCCAACGCCGTAGCCTTGGCCGCGCTCTGGCTGGTGAGTATAGCAAGTTGGGTGCTGATAATTACGATGCTGGTGGCGATGCTGATTGCCGATGCCAACGCCGACCAGTACTGGTTCCGCACCCGCCTGCCGTCCCCGCACGTTTCGGTGATCTACCTGGACGAAATCGAAGGCGGCGCGGACTACCTGGGCAGGTTCTACGATTATGGGTACGGCTACGGCGTCATCACGATTCGCAAGGGACTGCCGGAGTATGTAGAGCAATGCGTACTCAAGCACGAGCAGCACCATGCCGCAGGGTACGATCATGTTTCGGCGAGGATGCCGTTTATTGACTGCTCGGACGGGAATTTTATCAGCGCGGGGACTCTGCAACAATTGGGGCTGAAGTGAAAACTAAACTGGTCAAGCGGTACTGGTGCGACTTCTGCAACAAGGCTAACCTGTCTGCTGGCCATATGGCAGCGCATGAGAAGCATTGTACGATGAATCCGAATCGTGAATGCGGGGTCTGCAAGATGGTTGTTGATGGCCGCGATTCAGACTTTGAGCAAAAGCCGTTATCTGAACTTGTTGCTATGCTCCCTGTTCCGGTGCCCGTTCCCGGCGAGTTTGGGGGTTTGGATTTTCAAAAAGGATTCGAGGATTCTGTTAATGCTGCAATTCCAGCATTGCGCAAGGCAGCCGGCAATTGCCCTGCTTGTATGATGGCTGCGCTGCGTCAAGCAAAGATTCCTGTTCCGATAGCACGAGATTTCAATTTTACAGAGGAAATGAAATCTATCTGGTCCGATATTAACTCAGCGCGCGCTGAGGGGATGTAAGCATGAAAACCGGAAACGTCAGCGCCGAGTTTGATACACAGGTCGAGTTGGACGGTGATACTTACGATTTGCATGTCGAAGCGACGGGGAGCGCATTCTACGATGCCGGCAATAGTTCTGGTCCTGTCGAACATTGCTATCCGCCAGAGGGTGAAATGACCATTCTGAGTGTCGAGTCGGAAATTGTCGATTCTGAAGGCCGCGTGGTAACTGATAAGGCCAGGATCGACCGCATCATGGCCGAACTGGGCGAAGAAAGTATCGAGGAAAAGCTGTGGGAAGTGTTTTTTTCCTAGGGTGTTTAGTGGTGGTGCGGCGTGGAAAGCAGGCGCATTGTTCTTCTTTAGGCTTTCAATGCGCTTTAGAGACACGCACCTAGCGAATCGGTGACAGTTGGAATCGCACGATGCAGGACAGGTGTAGCGGGAAACCATGACTTACCTGACACTCGCGGAAGATTCTGTCAACAGCAGGAGTAGCGCCCTGCCACCACCACTAAGCGCCCTTTAGCGCCAACGCGCGGAAGTGTAAGTGTTGAGAGAGGATATGAGATGAATTGACTAGAAGCCAAGCGGTATGTATTAAGTGAATTTCCGTCAGCGCACTGGAATAGGGAATTGCGTGCCATTTGTCTGTTCAGCGAGGGAATATATTTGGCGCAAGCTGGAATAGAGAATGTCGCGTGGCGTGAGGCAGCAGAAAAGGTAAAGCAAATGCAGAAAAATACGACCACAGTTAAGTCAAAGCCATGACCACTTCAACCGCAGGCGCGGCAGACCATAAGGCGGCAAAGAAGTGGGCGGAGCGCATCAAAGGCGCGCTTCCAAAAGAAACCGCCAATCTCGGCGCCGAAAAGGGCGCCGAGGCGGGGAAGGAGAAATAGGATGCTTGAATTTCTTGCCGGGGTGCTTGTTGGCTTACTGATAGCCTTTATGGTTATCCTCATAATTATATGGGAACCAAAGCCATGACCAACAAATCCGCTACGCCTGACCATGAAGCTGCGAAACAATGGGCGACACCACCAACAGCGTTCAGAAGCATAGGAGAACGCAATCTCGCCGCCGCATATCTCGAACTCCGCGAGCGCCATGAGAGGCTGCGAGAGTTGGCGAAACCTTTCGCTCATTGGCCACCTGAGCCACCAATGGCAGAAAAGATCGCCGCTTTACTCAAAGTGCTGGAGGAATAGATGGACGCACAAACTGAGGCACTGCTGGCGAGGTTGGGCGCTCTTGTAAAGGCTGGATGGTCGCCTAAAGATGCGGCTGATGCCATTGCAAAAATCCGCTCCCTCTACGCCCAGCTAGACGCCCGCGCAACAGTAGACGCGCAGCGGGAGAGCTACATCTCGGATTTGCAGGAGCAGCTTGCTCACGCAAACAAACTCGCCGACACCGAAATGCACAAGGCGCAGATAGCCGAAGCAAAGCTAGCCGAGGTTGAGCGGGAACGCGATAAAAAGCAGGCTGAAATTGATCGCTTGATGCTGGAATTTTGCCCTGGCGAAATGACGCAAGAGCAAGTTGAGGAATGGAGCAAACATCAACACGCCCTCGCAAAAGGAGAATGACATGATCGCTAAACGTAAGGAATTTCTGCAATTTATACAAAATTATATAACGTCCGACCCAGAGGCGGCTGCTTACGTGGCCGAGTATGTCCAAATCGGACTCAGGACTGCGCTGGAACAATCCAACCAACGGGCGGCGGATATGGAAACCGTAATAGTCGCATTAGCAGCAAAGAGGTTTGAAGGTGCCGATGCCTTGGTGCGAGAGCGGTTGGTAAGGTGGAAAGGAAAGACCGCGCTGGACTGGGACTGGTTGACGGATTGCGAGGCCAAGAGAAAGAAAGGAGAATGACATGGACTTGGACTTGGGCAAGACGCCGAGGACGCTACCGCAACAAATGCGATCCGTGAGAAATAGAATATTCCCGAATGAACCATCAGCACAAATATTGATTATCGGGGCTGCGCGAATAGAACGCCTAGAACGCGAACTCAACCGCCTGCGCAATCCTGCGCCAATGGACGAGAAGGAGTTCGATGCGATGGCGCTGCGGGTTGCGGATGAGATT